TTACTCTTTTGTACCCGATTTAAGATTTTCTGAATTTGTCCATAGATCAATAAAATTTCCAGAAACATAAACTTTTACATGAGCAATACCTGACGTCCACCCTTGAGATACCACTTTCTCAATTTCCGTTCCGTCTTTCACGTAAGTACATTCTGAAGCTAACATTTTTTCTATCGCATCCAAGTCTTTATGTTTAGCCGCGGCTGATAACCTGTTAAATGAATCTTCTGAAATACAAACAGGATAATCATTAGAAAGATATGCTGCATTTGCAACGCCCATTGGTAGCAATGCAAATAACATCCCTAAAATATTTTTTCTCATTAAAAATCCTTATAACTTTTTTCAATTTAAACAACTAAACTAAATAGCGGTTCAATTACTTCAATTTCTGTAATTATAAAGGAGTGTATCTACAATGAGTAAAATTGTCATTTCTGTACTAGTGATTGCAGTCCTTAATCTGCTTTCAATAAATACTGTATCAGCTCAAAACTACCCTTGTTCTGGTAAAAAAGGCGGTGTATCTCACTGTGAGAATGGTAAATTTATTTGTAATGATGGAAGCACAAGTAAATCAAAACGAGTTTGTACTGATGAAAGTGATACAAAGAAAAAATAGAACATTTCAGATATAAACAACGCCCGGAACACTCCGGGCATTTTCATTAAATCGCTAACGCCTGTTGGCAATACTTATCAAGATGTGGCTCTACTCGTTCAATCAATTGAGGTTTTGAAATAAACCGCGTTACGGTTTCATGGCTGACGAACGTCGCGCCACAATTGATATTCTGGCACTGGTTATAACGTTCTTTGGTATCGGAAGATATTTGCTGACTACTACGAGTATGTGCGGCATGACCACAAACAGGACAAATCATCATAAACGGGTTACCTCTTTATGATGTGGAAATTATCTGTAATTATACACAGGCACTATTCCTTATCCATATCTATCTCACTGCTTTTAACTTCTAATTCTAACGAGGTGGTAAACCCGCTATTGTTCAGGGAATGGCTCACCGTGACCAATGTCCAATAGGCTTCATCAATCTCAGGTTTAAAACCGCTCACTTGTACCGGCAATTCAGGAAAGAGATCCGCACGTCCTTTTGCAAGGGTAATGCTAAATGAAGCAACGCCTCGCTGTATTTTTTCCCATGCGGCTTTAGCGGCGCGTTCGGCATTGGTTTTACTCGCGTAAGTGTGAGACAACACCATCACATTACCTTCTTCACCAACAAGATACTCCCCTTGTTTCTCTTCTTCTTTTTTCGGTTTATCAGTAGTTGGTTTTCTGCGCCGAATTTGTGATTGTGTTTTCTCTTGCGGTTTACGGGTATTTAAATAATTGGCGGTGACACCAGTGTAAGCCCCTCTATCCACCAATGAAAAACGGTGGCCATCTCCCACACTGCGGGTGATTTGCACTAAAGATAACGTTTGACCACTGGCGGTGGTATTGCCCCCTTGCACCATAAACAGCAAACTCCCGTTTTTAACACAGGCGGTGGCACCATTTAATTGCCCTAAACGCGTTAAAAAACTGCCGTCTGACTCATTGGTCTGGTCGATATGTTCAATTTTTACCGTATCAAGACCAGGATCAACCACCGCCGTGACATTATTACGCCCTGCAATGGTTCTGACGATATCGCCTAATGTTTTTTGATGATACGACATTTCACGGCGAACATTGAGTGTTGCCCTAAAATCCGCACTACGAGCGCGCAATGTCATTTTATCGGGTACACCTGAATGCTCTATCTCATCAACCGTAAACGAGCCTTTATGAATAAGGCTTTCCCCCTGCCAACCTAAATGTAACGTCAGCACTTCTCCTCGTTTTGGCATCATTAATGCACCGTCAGAATCATCTAACTCAATATCAAGCCGGTCAGCTTCAAAGCCCCGATTGTCCGTTAATGAAAGTGAAATTAATCGCCCTTGAATTTTGGCGCTGATATCTTCATCACCGGCAATTAACACAAAAGCCGGCGTGCTACTTTTTCCGGTGATCATCTCTGGCAACATTATGATAAAACTCCTTTTATCGCTTCACCGGCACCATTGGCCATCATGCCTAATTGGTCGTTTAAATCTCCCAACATCTGACTGATGGAGTCATCAACACGCTTTAATGTCAGCGAGAAATCAATTTTTCTAGCGGCTCCATCTTGGAAAAATTCGGTATGGGTGCGTTGTAAATCGGTGATCACAAACATGCCGTGAATGGTGCCCGTACCATCAATAAACGACCACGCTTTACCGCTATCCGCCATTAATTCCAATGCCAACAACGACACTTTACCGCCGGTTAATGAGGGATAAAGCGCTCCCGATAAAGTGATCACATCAGTATCAGGGCCAATAAATTGTTGTGCCGGTCGGCGTGCGACACGTTGAGTAAAACCATGTCGCCACGTTTGTTGTTTTTGTAGGGATTGATAAGGTACTGTGCGTAACTCAAACACAAATACCCCAAGTGCTGCCATCATTACCACACCTCATTATCTTGATAACGGCTATTTAATCGTGCTTGTTTGTCACGTTCACGGCGTTCAATTTCCGCGATAACAAGTTGTGCGATATCTTGCGCGGATTGATTCGATTGAGGATGAATATTAATTTCATAATGTGCCGGCGCGCCTTGATAACGTTGTTGCTGAATGTTCACGTTAGCCGGTGCCGTACGATAGTTTTCAACCGGCAAACTGTACGGGTGTAACGGGGCATTTTGTGCCTGTAATGAAAAGGCACTGCCTAGCGATAATGCGGCTGTCGCTAACATGGCGGTGTGTTTACGGCTTGTGATATTCGCAGGGCCCTCAACAATTTCAGGGCCATTTTCGCCGGCAATACCAAACTGACCACGGGGAATATAACCGCCTGAATCATACATACCGGCAAAATTACTGTTGTAAGAATCTAACGCAGACTGCACTTTTGGATCGGAGGTTTTAGCAAACTCCGGTGTCAGTGCTTCTTTGGCAGCGGTTGCCAATTCCCCAATGCTATTTTTAAAGTCTGTCCATTTGTTTTTTATTCCCTGAATAATGGAATCAATCAGGTCGCTACCAAACTGTAAAAATTTAGCCGGTAACGCTTTGGTGTCTTCGACAATCTCATCCCATTTAGTCGATATTGTTGTTTTAAGGAATTCCCATTTTTCTTGCGTGTACTTAACGATTTGATCCCAATTGCTATAAATAACCCCCGGTAAAGTTTGTGTCATGAAAAAGGTTTTTATTCCTTCCCAAATACCTGAAATTACAGATTTAACAGACGCCCATGCGGTTTTGGTATAGCCAACAATACTATCCCAATGTTTTGCAATTAAGCCCGGTATCGTCCAGTTAAAGAAGATATATTTAATCCCTTCCCATACTTTTAAAATGGTCTCTTTTAATGCTTGCCATGCGATAGCGGTACGCTGTTTAACAGACTCCCACACCTTGGTGACATACGGCTCAATCTTATCCCAGTTTTTATAAATCAGATAAATAGCCCCGGCAATAGCGGCAATAGCTAACAAAATAGGGTTAGCTAACATGGCTTTACCCAATCCTAAAAAGGCACTGCCTAATAATTTAATTGGTTTTAATAACAGTGTTAACGCGCCACTGCCTTTAATGCCTAAAATTGACAGGCTTAATTTCGCGGCGGCTAATGGCCCTAACATTGCGGCAATGGATAACGAGAGCACACCCAGTGTGGTAATCATGCCTGCAATGGCTAAACCCACCATAGTCAGTGTTTTAGCCAGTTCAGGGTTTTCTTTCATCCACACACCGACTTTAGAAATAACACTGGTGATACTTTGTGATATCTGACGCAACGGGCTATCAATACCGTCAAAAATCTGAATGCCTAAATCTTCCCATGCAGATTGCAGGTTTTTCATATCCCCGCTTAAGTTATCCGTCATGGTGCCCGCCACTTTTTGGGCTTCACCTTTTGACGCCTTGAGTTCTGCTATTAATTTTTGTAAAGAGCCTGTGGATGCCTGATCTACTAAAACCATTAATGAACTAAAAGCTTCTTCACCGGCTAATTTTTTAAATAAGCCAGCGCGTTGAGCATTACCCATACCTTTAGTTTTTTTGTCTAACTCGACCAATATCTCCGTGAACTCTCTAAAATTTCCTTTTGAATCGGTTGTTTTTAGATTTATTTCTTTTAACGCTTTAGAGACTTCCGAAGTTGGTGCGGCAAGCCGTCCAAAAATAGATTTTAAGCTTGTACCTGCCGTACTTGCTTGAATCCCCGCATCCCCTAACTTGCCAGCAGCGGCGGCAGTAGTTTCTAAATCAACACCTAATGAAGATGCAGGAGGAGCAACATATTTCATGGTATCACCGAGCATTGCTAAATTAACATTAGCTCGTGTAAATACCCCTACCAGCGTATCACTCACTCGACTCATTTCATCAGAGCTTAACCCAAAGCCGGTTAAAATATTGGAGCCGATATCTGCCGTGGTACCTAAATCAATATCACCCGCCAGTGACATTGCCAGCGTTCCGGGCATAGCATTTTTAATTTGCTCAGGCTTAAAACCCGCCATTGCGTAGAATGCCTGACCTTGCGCCACTTGGTTGGCAGTAAATTCTATGGTTGCGCCTAGCTCTCGCGCTTGTTCACGCAACATCTTAAATTCATCGGAGTTTTTATCTAAGCGCGTTAATGCCTGCACTTTTGACATACCGACATTAAACTCATACCCCGGCATTAATGTTTGTTTGGCGGAATACAGCATACCGGCACCGGTTGCCGTCATTGTCGCACCGGCACCCGCCATTTTGTTTCGTACATCGAGCGTCTTTTGATACTGCGATTTAGCCGCTGCCATGCGCCGTTCTTGTTCAGCACTGCGCCTTAATTGGTTTTCTTGCCGGCGGAGCTGTTGCGTGGTGCGTTCAATATCACCATTAAGTCGCCGTTGAGCTTGACCGAGTTGATTAGTAGAAATGCCATTGGCTTGTAATGCCGAGCGCTGGCGCTGTGCCGACTGCTGTAATTGCTCATATTTGGTTTTGAGTTGCCCCGCCTCCCGTTGCGCTTTTTTAAACGCCTCTAACTGTTTTTTAGTAGGGTTTTCACTGTTGGCAATTTCTTTGGCGAGGGTGGCAACACGTTGAGTAGCAGATTGGTACGCTTGCTGTGTGGAAGTTAACTGCTGTTTAATTTTGCGAAAGCCGTCAATTTGTGAGGCTTGCTGATTAAGGGTTTTTAACGAGTCACGCGATTGGCGCACAGCGGACGCCAATCGCTTATTACTTTCTTGCGCACTGCGAAACGGTGCGGTTAATTTATCAACCGCACTCAGTACAACTTGTAATTTTAAGTTATTACTCATCCTGTTGTCCGCTACGTTTCGCCGCTTGATAGCGCCATGACAATAATTCTGAAAGGCTCATTTTGCCGGTATCTGCCGGTGACCAATGAAAAATGACGGCAATATCTGCCGCCAGTTCATCGGTGGTTAATTCGCTTGGGAATCGGGCATAACCGACTTCGGTAATAAAAAATTGACCACCTGCACACTCAAGTTTACCAAGTCGCCTGCGGCTAAAGACAGCACATCGTTTTTGGTTAACGTTGGCATAGTAATACGCGGTAGCACCTGCATCATGCTATCAACATCCATATCCATTAACGGCTGTAAACGCACACCGCGTAGTGCCCCCGAATTGGGTTTAAGCACCGTCACTTTGTCGATTTTGGTTTCACCACGCATAATCGGTTGTTCTAGTGTCACCGTGGCTTGGTCACCATTGACAACAACCCATTCAATTTGCTCTTTGTTTTGTTCTTCGATTTGCTTTTCCATTGTTTTTTTCCGCGTTTAATTAAAGCCCCAGCGCGTCACGCTGTGCTTGTAACAGGTCTTTACCGTCCACTTTTTCCATCATATTGACGATATCGATCTCAATGATTTCTTGACCGTCCATCACTAACTTGTAATACGTAGGTTTTACCGTGATTTTGGTTTGTGTGTTATCGCCCGATTTCCAGTTACCCGGATCGATTTCGCTATAACGACCACGGAGAACCACTTCAACGGCTAATGTTTCCCCCGTATCATCACGCTGATAAGCGCCACATAAACGCAATTGAACCGCATCAATAGTGGATGCGCCCCATTGGCGGTAAACGTCAATATCAGCACCACCGAGGGTAAAATCAGTGTCTAACGCACCATCATCAAGGCCCATATCAATTTGCACCGAGCCATTCATACCGCCCCCGCGATAGGCTTCTAACTTGCGGGTGATTTTGGGTAATGTGAGTTCTTCGGCAACACCCACATAATTGGTGCCATTCATAAATAAATTAAAATTCTTTAGCTTGCGTGGTAACGCCATGATTTACCCCTTGATTTTGTTACCGAAATCCATCAGGTATTTATCGGTAATACGCTGACGTAACATCAGATTTTCCATTGGTGGCACCGGTGTATAGTCATAATCCAGTGTGAGCTTGCCGTCTTTAAGTGCTTCTTTGCTATTGGATGTCGGGTCATACCAACATTCACCACCTAACAAATAGCCCTGACTGACCAGTGAACGTAATTTTGCATTGATGGTTTCAACGATATCCCGCGCTAAAGATGGCGTTAACGGTTTATCAATTGCCCACATTTGCCCTTCTGCCATGGTGTCAGCGAGGACTTGCGCAGTTCGGGTATAAGATTCAAAGGCAAACAGCGGATCATCCGAACAGGTACGCGAACCCCAAAAACGAAAACCATCACGGCGGATAAGCGCAGTAACCCCTTTTTCATTCAGTAAACCGGCATCGGTGGCAGGGTCTTGTAAATCCCAATAGATATCCTTAGAAATGCCCGTCACACCATTAACGGTGATATTGGATAGTGTTTTATGCCAGCCGATATCATTGTCTAACTTGGCACGTAAACCTAGTGCGCGCGCTGTGGCATAAGCGGTTGATTCGCTATTGGTGGCGCTATCCCATGACGTGAAATCAGGAAAAATGACCATCAATTCACGCTGACCAAAGTTGTCACGGTACTTGATTGCTTCGCTGATATTTTTACAGTCATAAGCAGACACATAGCCAAAGGCACGGAGCTTTTGACAAATCACCGCAATCTCATTGGCAACCGCTAACGTATCGTGACCGGGTGCGCCGATAATACGAGGCTTAATACCGTGCTGGGCTTGTGATGCTAGCAGTGCTTGCAACCCTGTTTTTAGCCCTTCTTCGGTAGTGCCACCGATAATATTAGTGGTGGTTTCTGCTTCACTTTCGCCTTGTTCTACACGCACCACAATGGTGATGGGTTTAGCCTGATCTGCAATCGCCTTTAACGTGCTGGCTAAGGTGCCGGTTTTCCCTGCTTTACCGATAGCCTGTGACACATCGGTCAGTAAGACGGGTTTGTTTAAAGGAAATGTTTTTTCGCCCGCATCATCAGCGGTGCAAACCACGCCGACAATAGCGGTGCTGATAGTGCGAATGGGGCGGGTGCCTTCGTTAATTTCAATAACGCGCACACCGTGATGATAATCTTGTGCCATGCTCACGGACTCCTATAACTGTGTCCGTGTAGCATGAAAAATTAGCGGATAAATTGCACGAAAGCGGGATTGTTTGAAGAGTGATACAAGGGTTATTCTGGTTTAGTTGGCCAATCGATATCGGGAGCTAAACTAACATCAATAGCGTCTAATTTATCTAAATAGTCTAACCACTGATTAAGTAATTTTTTTTCTCCCTCATTTATCCGGCCTAACAATAACTTTGATTGCAATAATCCTATTGCAACATTAACGTCATTTACTAAATTTTGTTTTTGCACTGAAGCTTGAATTGATGGTTCATTTTTTTGTGTCATTTTTTCTAAATGAATCTTTATTTCTTTCTCTGACATAGGGATCAGTTCTTTCTCAACCCATCCGTCTGATACTTGTTCATCATCATAAGCATAAACACTGCCCACTTCATTTTTAAAATAATTCATTATTTAAGCTCCACCCATAAACCAATTTCAAATTTAGATGATGACAATTCATATTTTCCATTTGGAGGCACTATCACTGATACAGGTCGATTGATAGCAACTGTGTCACTTCCACCAATTTCAGCAGCAATATCCCCATTTACTTTAATATGAGATGTAATAGCACCTAATGAACGCCCACTAATATTAATTAAGATAGGCTTACTGGATGTATTTGTGTAAATCGTATTAATAATCCGTTTAGATGTTTCATTTATATATTTTTGGTTGAGTCCAAAAACTTGGTTACTACTAACACTGCCTACATCTGACGCGCTTAAACTAATATCAGCGCTCAATGGTTTGCCATTCACTTTACGGGTATTAGGCACTCGCCCATTGGCATTAGTGTTGGCATTATTAGCGGCAGTCTGTGCATTGGATGCGGCAGTCTTTGCCTCATTCACTTGTGCCGGTGTTGCAGCACCTACATCACCCGCTGTTAAAGTAATATCTGCACTCAATGGTTTATTATTAACTTTACGGGTACTAGGTACGCGACTATTAGCGTTCGTGTTAGCATCATCCGCTGATCCTTGTACCTTACTTAAACCCGTACTTAATTCGGTTTTAGTGGCATAAATCTTAGCTACCTCTGCCATTGTCTGTTTTGAGGCACTTTCAATGGCATCATTAACAAATTCACGGGTCGCCAATATCACCGAGGGGTCAACCTTTAACTCAACGGATTCAGTGTGACTAACGGTTAAAATCATGCGGATAGTCTGTGTTCGCCCGCTTCCCTCTTGCAATTGTGGCTTATAGGTTTCAGGACAATTACCTACGGCAATTAAACTGCCTTCATCATCAAATAAACCAATCTCACGTATCCAGTAACCGCCCTCATTTTCAGGGATCACTTGTTCAGCAATAATCTGACTGTCGTTTTTCGGATCAACAAATAAGGTATTTAATCCCGCGCGTCGTTTCTCACCGACAAGTTTAGTTTGTTGTGTATCGGGTGTGGGTAACGTTCCGCCACCGTCACCCACAGCCATTTGGGTGATTTTTAAGGTGGTGCCTAGTGCCGTGGCTTTTGCCAATTTATTGGCACCAATCACCGTTAATAAGGCAAAAAATTTAGCGCTCATGTACGACCTCAACTTTATCAATAATGTGTACTCCGACCGCCGTTAATGGCGCACCAGACACGGTAATTTCTTCTGCAAAATACGGATAAACCGTTAACTCATCACCGCTAAACGTTGCGGCAGAAAGATAAAACTCACCTTGTGAATCAAGGTTGATAGATAACCCTAAGAGATGCCGACTAACAGGGCGTGCATCAGCGATCAATCGTTCTAATTCGTCATAAATTTCTTGGGTAATACCGTTTTCTTGCACGCCCACATCAAGGCGAAATGTGCCCGGCAGGTCGTCAGTTTGCCACCACTCCGTCACTTTGATGATGTAACCTAACGGCTCAACCACACGCTTAAGTGCGCCAATGGTGCCCTTGTGCCGGTGAATAAACATCGAATCCCGTACCACTTGGCGCTTAACAGGCTCCGACCAGTTTTCATCCCATCGATCCACTGACCAGGCCCATGCAAGATACGGCAGTAAATCAACGGGGCATGTGCTCGCATTCCATAATTGGCGCAATGGCACCGGCAATGTTTGCAAGGATTGACAGGCAATGGCGGCCGCCTTTTCTAATGGACTACTGCCTGACGGTAACAAGCTATTCATCCGATCCACCAATAGTTAAGGTGCTTTGGGTGCAATACGAGGCTTGAGTTTTATCTAGCACCACGTCTTTAGTGGGCTGTTTTAATTCCACACGTTGCACACCTTCCACATGCAACGCGGCATAAATCGCTGACAGGCGAATATCACGCCCTAAGCGGTGTTGTTCTGTGATGTATTGCGTCAGCCGTTGATTTGCTTCTTTGCGTATCGGCTCCGATTCGGGCCCCGGAAAGAGGAATAACGTTGCATCAATTTGATAGGGAATAATTTTAGCGGATTGTACTTTGATGCGGTCAGCAACCGGTCTCACATCTTCATCGTTTAACGCGTGCTCAACAATGCGCAGTAATTCTTCTGATGCAGTGCCGTCACCCTCACGAGATAATACCGAGATAGTGACATTTGCCGGTGTTGGACTGATCGCGGACACATCGGACACTCGACCATCGGCACTACGGGCATGAAATTCATAACTGCCCACCGGCCCCGCAACACTTAGCCCCTCAAAAGCGGCGGGAATGCGTAAACGCAAATCATCGTCAGACTCTAAAATCGCCGGTGTGGGCGGAATGGTTTTGGAATTGGCGGGGCGTAACACTAAACGCGATAAATTATAATTCGCGGCTAACTGATCTAAATCTGCCCTTTTCGCATACGCCACCATCACTGCACGGGCAGACTCATTAATACGTTGGCGTAATAGCAATTCACGATAGACGTTTTCTTCTAACAGCTTGGTCAGTGGTTCAGACTCTAACGATAACGTGTTAGCCACCGCATCACGTAAATGGACTGGCATCGCAGCAATCAACGCCGTTTTGCGTTCACGTAATAATTGTTCTGCATCTAACGACTCAATCACATCGGGCGGTGTTAATTGGCTTAAGTTAATCGTTGGCATGTTATGTCACCGGTAGAGAGAAATTAATCGGTTGTTGGTTATGGGCGTAATAACCGGTGATATCCACAATCACCTGTTCGTGTTGGCTATGAATATCAATGGCAGTCATCACAATACGTTGCTCCCAACGATAAACCGCGGTGTAACATGCCGACATTAATTGCAGTCGCATCTTGGCGTTAACAGGACCGTCAATTAAGTCGGCAAGCAAGCTGCCATATTCACGGCGCATCAATCGGCTACCAATGGGTGTGTTAAAAATATCTTTCACCGACTGGCGAACGTGCTCAATATCGGTAATACGTTCACCGGTTTGTGCATTCATGCCGAGATAGTTCATTGCGGTTGTCCCGTATTACCATCACCCGTACGCACACCACCGTGGGTATGAGTTGAAACCACTACGCCATTAGAGGACATTTGCCCACCTGTATGGGTAATGTTACCGGTCATTGTGCCGCCTTTTTGTACCGTCAGTGATCCCGTGGTTAAGTTGTTGGTGCAAATAACGGTAGGGGTATCAAGGGTGATTTTGCTTTCTGCGATACACGTAATGTCGGGTGATGTGACTGTGACTGACTCACTGGCTTCAACTACGGCGGTTTTAATTCCTGTAACTATTAGCGCCCCGGTTGCGGGTTCATATTCAATCACGGCACCGTCTTCATACTCTTGACGATGGGCGGTTAATGAGCTTGACGGCTCTGAAAAATCGTCACTAAATATTGCCGGTAACACAAACGAGGTGGTTAAGTCACCACCAATAGAAAGTAATAACACTTGTTCGCCAATACTGGGCGCCCACCATGAACGCGAATTACCAGCACGTGCAGTAAGCCACGGGCGCCAGTCTGTTTCATTGTCGCCCGTTTTAACTCGACACCCTTTTTCTGCGCTGACATCAATCACAACGCCAGTACGGATCAGGTTTTGTATTTTTCGGATAAGTTCTGCGATATTCATACCCGCAATGTGCAACGGGAAATAAAAAATTTCACGGGGTTGGGATTGTTTCAAAGACAGGACAATTAACGAGAAAGGAATTCCAGTAATTGATTTTCGATATGTTTGATATCCGCTGGTGAAAAGCCTAATAGCTTTCGTTCAGGGTATTGAATTTCTAATAACTTACCCCGCACACGCTCTTTTAAACCGTAATGATGCACCGCAGCAATGCCCGCAACTTGAGGGGCAAAAGAGAGGGAAACACCTTTATCATTCGCTGACATGCGTAAATAACGGGCAGTGGCTAGACGCTTAAACATTCGAGTCTGTTTATTGGGTTTTGACGTACTGATTTTGTCTTTTTTCACTTCAATAAAACGCAAAATATCGCGCTTATAAAAACTGCGTTCAGCTTTCTTTTCCAAATCGTAACCGGTGATCACTTCGCCCTTTTTCGTTTTGCGTAGTCGCCAATTTTTTAAACTACGCGGTTGCCCTTTCCAGACAAATTTCATTCCTCGCAACACGGTAACCGTTGAGGCTTTGCGTTTGGTGAATGCCGTTCCATCGGGATTTTTTTGCGCGCGAATACGTTGTAAATTGCTTTTGCGTAAATCACGGGCAATTTCACGGGCTAATTTTTTACGCTCATTGGGTGACGCTTTTGCCAACATGGCGGCTAACGCTTGGGTTAACGGGCTGAAATCATCGACGTTCATGAGCCACACTCTCCCAACTTTCAAACGGATCAGCCGGCTCTTCAATGGCACCGACAACGAGCTTATCCGCTTGTACATTGACGAGGACACGCTCAGTCAGCTTTAAATCAATGCTAATACTGGCGGTCTGGTGACTATCAATAAAGGCGTCAAAGGTAAAATGACTTTGGCGCTTATCGGGATTGAGGAAAATATCAGGCTGGTGTTGTTCAATCCAACCAATGATCACCGCCATTAACACATCTTGGTCACCGGGATAATCATCAATAATAATATTGAGATTGTATTGATACTCATAAGATTGACTGCTTGCACCCGTTGCCACAATCGCCCCACCGTCAATAAAGGTGTAGAGCCTATCGGGGTTATCCCCTAAATAGCTTACCTTTTTAATTAAGGTATCACGCAGGTTTGCAGGCTTTTTCATGGTTTAACTCATTGATGTATTGCAATAATCGATTTGTATAATCAATTAAATATTCCGTTTGTGCCTTATTCTCCGCCATCATTTCGAGGAGACGTAAATAATCTTGTTCAGCTGTTTTGGTAAGTTGTGCGGGGGTTGCATTACCCATGCCGGCGGTGGCAGTGGTGTGATTATCGGGGTTGGGGCAATCGGCTTTGATGTACACCCGTTTAGTATTATTGCGCAACTCATCATTAAGCCGGCTAATATCATTTTTTGCATCGGTTAGCGCCTTTGTGTGTTGTTTATCCAGTTCTGATAAACGGGTAAGTTCTTTCTGATAGCGTTCAATAGCGTCTTGATGACTGATAACATTTTGCTTAAGGGCGAGATTGTCACCCTTGAACTTATGATTTTCTGCCTCCAATGTACTCATCTTCAAGAGTAAGAAGAAACACAAGATAGTCACCGCAACACCTGTGATCGCAGCAAACCTTAAACCGATTAATTTCATTTCAGTACCTCGATATGAGGATAATCAGGAAAGCGGGTTTCAACGTGTAAACTAGGATCACTTGTCCAGTTTTTACCAAAACGTAATGTCACCCCTTCTTCATCTGCGGCTTGTTTAAATGCCATTAAAACTGGCTCAAAGAAATGCGGTTGCCATTCCATCCCCGATTTAATCGCAGAAGGTAAAATATCAATGGCATCGCCTGTTAAATGACGGCTGTTTAATGTTTTTGAAACACCCTTTTTGACGTTTTCTTTTTGCTTTTCAAGTGTACGAACACCTTCAATTACTGCAAAATCCGCCGTAGAAATGTCTAACGCACGATAAGCAATTTTCACTAACAACGGGTTAACGCCAATAAGCTTATTTTTACTGCGCTGACTAAAGATAAATTTACTCACCGGCAACCTTCCTTAAGAATAACTTTCCAACTGCGCTAATAAATGCTGACCCCATCCAGCCCGCCATGCCCGCTATACCGCCGGCAATCTCAGGTTGCCACTGAAAATAACTTGCACCGAATAAAATCAATGCCCCTGAAAACATAGAGACAACGATTTGTGCAAGTAAAATGGCAAAGCGGAACGGTTCCCCTCTCACTATTTTATTGGCATAACTGGCAATACCACCAAAAACCGCCATGCCGGCAATTAGTAAGGCGGTAAACCAGTTAATATTACTTGGATCTTTATAGGGCATCTTCTTCATACCTTCCCCCTTAAAGGGGTTAATCCCAAAGTTGTAAAATCGGTGTGGTGCTGTGTTGTTGTGGCGTGTCCGGTAACTCAATCGCGGTGCCGGTGGGTAATATTGCCCCTAATTCAACAAGCCCCGGATTAGCCTCTAATACTTGCTCAATCATGCCGGATGACTGACCAAAGTAACGCCAACAAATATCATCTACGGTATCCCCTTGCTGGGTATAAATCCGCATCAGATAAGCTCCACCGTGTTATGGGTTTCCCCTTTGATACGTTGTAAAGCCCATTGACCATCACGCCACACTTCATCAATTACCGGCGTCATGGTGTCGGCTTTTTTATTACCTTGTGCGGTGGTATCAATATCGCGATAACGTTCGATTAAACTGGCTTTTGCAAAACAGAACACCGCGCGCTGATATAAAATCATCAGTTCACTTTCACCGTTAATTTGTTCAGCGGGCACGTCTTTTAATGTTTTCGCAGATTGACCAATGCGCCACTGATACAACTCGCGATTTACTTCAATCATGGCGTTCAGTAACGTGCTTTTCAGTCGTTCCGGTGTCACAGTGCCATCGACGCGAGTTTGCAATTGAAAATCACGCGTTTGAATATCAGGGAAAAAGCCATTATTTTTAATGGTTTCATCTTTTTGTGGCACAGTGTTAGCAGAAACATAATCCATGAGAAAACCTTAAAATAGGTGGGCGGTGGACGAAAGAAAGCGAGTTGCTTTTTCCGTGCCGCCCTGACGTGGTGTCACAATGCTGTTTCAGCGTCACGCTGGGCTTTTAGCACTTTATCGAGTTGTTTTAATTCGGTTTTAATCCCGACATTTATGTTTAACTCTAAGGCTCGGCTTAATACGCAGTAGCTTTCTTGTGGTCGATTATTATCGCGTAGCACTAACCCTAAGATTTTATAGAGTTTTGCTCTCACTTCATCGGGCATATCTTCATCATCGGTCAAGGCGCGTGTACGCTCTAACGTTGCTAAAGATACCGGTGATTTCACGGCATACGCTCGCATTGCCGAATCGGCAATTTCTTCGGCAATCACCGTGCCCGTGGTGCGGTTGACACCGGGGATCACTAAACGGTTAGCTAATGCATAAACGGCAATATCTAACGCGCCCTCATAATCCCCCGCATCAATTTTCCACAGCAAAATCGTCATTAAGACATCATCTTGCACACCGCTACCGCCGGACAGCGCCCCATCAACCCACGGCTGATAATTGGCTAATATCTTGCGTTTATAAGCCTCTTTGCGTTCGCGTGACTGAAAATGTTTTAACTCTTTTTTATCTGTCGCAAGACGTAACAGCATCATGTGATAGCCCTTAGTATTACGGCTAACATGCCCACCCAATTGGGTGGACTGTTGCGCACTTAGGCTCATGCGATGTTTTTCCCACGGAGATAACGCCATTATTTCGCCTTTTTATTTTCAGCCGGTGTTTCTTCCGTTACCGCGTTGTCGTCGGTAACGTCAGTGGTTTCGGGTGGTGTTTCTTCGGCATCTTTGCAAACGATATTTTCAACCAATGCCACGCCGCGGAAATCTTCAACCACGAAATCTTCATTGACTGACTCGTAGTTTTCGATGCGATCGCGTTTTGCATTATCCAGCACTTGGCGACGACGAGAATCTGCAAGGAAATAAATCGACAAATTATCAAGACGAGTAATAAAAAAGGCATTTTCAGGAAAGAACGGCGCACGTACAGCCGGTAAACCGCCAATACGTTTCTGACTGATAATGGTGTCGGCAGCTAACTTTTCACTGTTGTTTTGGTCTTTATTGACCAGTGGGAAGTATTTATCTGCTAACAATTTACGCCCGCAAATCACAACAAGCCCCGTATCGTCCTGATATTCTGGATCAATTGCCTTATCAATGGTGTCTTGGACTAACGCATCGAAATTTTGATACGCACGTCCTTCACCAACATAAACTGGCTCGGCTGTTGTTGTACCGTCTTTCGTAATACTGCCCATCACATGTTCAGGCGCACGCTCACGGACTTTTTGTAACCAACCTGAATTCACATCTTGCAGTAAGGGATATTTTTTACGATCAGAGTTATCGGCGCGGTGCGTACCATTAAAACCAATCATAATGCGGTCTAATGCCTGACGGCGGATAATCGCATCGCGGATACGGGTTTGAAAGTCGGTAAACTTCGCCCACATATCAATTTTCGAATATTCAAGGTGGGTGTCGTAATTGGTTTTCTGGCAAAGGTAGCTGTTCTTTGTCAGCTTAATCGGATCGCTTGTTTCACGGTCTTTTGCTGTTGTATCAGTGGTTCCCGCAATAGTCGAACCGATACCTAAACCAATCGCTTCACCGACTTGCTCATCAACCGGCACGATATTAATGTGCGTTAAAAACTCCGCCGATTGCTGGATCGTAGTTTCTAATTTTTGAGCCGCAGACGGTTCAATTGGTACTTTGGTATCGCTAAACTCTTGCGCGCTAACACCGTAAATTTTACCGAGTTGCGTCATATAAGCATTAAATTTAAAACGAGTTTCTTTTTTCATGGTCTGTTCGTTACCTTAGCAATCCGTCAGCACTTCGCCGTTATTTTCGCCACCCGTAGCCGGCGGACGATGTGAGAACGAGGCGTCTGTATTTTCAAATTGGTCTTTTAATTCACTAAATTGTTGCGTGAGCGCTTTTACCGCTTCCCTCTGGTCTGCGCTTTTTAATGCGGTGATTTCTGCTGAAAGGGTTTGCACTTCTTTGGCGCACAGCTCTACCGCCTGATGCACATCGGTAAATCGTGCATCATCACTGTGTTGCTTTTTAGAAAACATCTCTTTAATGACGCTAAAAAGACCCGGTTTATCGTTTTCAGACTTTTCGTCAGCAAATTCGAGATGTGTTTCTTCTGCAGCAGTGAAGACGTTATCTTTGCTTTGTTTGCGTTCTGACAGCGGGCTACTTTGTGCATTGGCACTAAATTGCAACATTTCAGTGCCTAAACTCGCGGGGTTATCGGTTACAGCAAGACCGACTAGATAGGCTTCACCGGTATCTGAAAAACTCGGATTAATTTCAACAGAGGTATAAACTTTTTGACGTTTTTTATTGAGTTCAATTAAATCAGGTGTCGGATTGATCACACCGTATAATGCCAACTTACCCGCCAGTGCCCCTTCTTTGATTTCCTCGGTATACACCGATTCCACATCACCAAAGCGTGGCGCCCATGAATAGTTATAGTGATCGACATTGACTCGCGCACCATAAACCGCGGGATCAAAGTTTTTTGCAATTTGGGTTAACCATTCACGGTCAACTCGACGCCCATCCGTTGTCGCCCCTTCAACACAAAGACGAACTGGTTTTGATTTCTTCGACATGCACACTACTCCAGACTGCATCCGTTTATTCGTTGGTCTGTATGTTGTCGGTTAAAAGGGGCATTAAACAATGAATAAGGTTTGTTTGAGAAATGGCACAAAGAGAAGCCAGCGGATCCGTTCCAGACGGTTGATAGACTCGCCATAACTTAAGCAAGAAATAGTGATTGTGCAATGGCTATTACAACGACTATTGATAACCGAAAAAAAGCAATGCACCTGTATTTTTCAGGTTACCGCATTGCCCGCATAGCGGAATCGCTAGGCGAAAAGGCGTCCACTATTCACAGTTGGAAACGCCGTGATAATTGGGATGAAATTAACCCTACCGAGCGCGCAGAGTTAACCGTTGAAGCGCGTTATTGCAATCTGATTTTAAAAGAGAGCAAAGAAGGCAAAGATTTTAAAGAAATCGACTTATTAGGGCGTCAACTTGAGCGTATGGCGCGGATCAGAAAATATCAAAACGGTGGTAATGAAACTGACCTTAACCCTAAGATTGCCAACCGCAATAAAGGCGAACGCCGTCAACCAGAGAAAAACTTCTTTTCAGAAGAACAAATTGAAAAGCTAGAAGATGAATTTCGCAATACGTTGTTTGAATATCAGAAGGTGTGGTATCGCGCCGGTCATCACCGTATCCGCAATATTTTAAAATCCCGTCAAATCGGCGCAACGTTTTACTTTGCCCGTGAAGCCTTTATTGATGCGCTAACCACCGGACGGAATCAAGTTTTCCTCTCTGCCAGTAAAGCGCAAGCCTATATGTTCCGTGAATACATTATCAAAATGGCATTAGAGGTTGATGTTGAATTAAAAGGCGACCCGCTGATGTTGAGCAATGGTGCAACGCTCTATTTCCTCGGCACTAATGCACGCACAGCACAAAGTTATCACGGCAATTTATATCTGGATGAAACCTTTTGGATACCCAAGTTTCAGGAGTTACGCAAAGTGACTTCAGGTATGGCCATACAAAAACATTGGCGACAAACCTACTTTTCAACACCGTCAACCATGAGCCATGAAGCGTACCCGTTTTGGTCGGGCAAGCTGTATAACCGCGGACGCAAAAAAGAAGACAGAGTTGATATTGATATCTCACATGAAGCACTAGTGAATGGGCGTTTATGTGAAGATGGACAATGGCGACAAATCGTCAATATTGAAGATGCACTACGAGGCGGTTGTGATTTATTCGATTTAGAGCAACTCAAAAAAGAGTATAGCCCAGACGAATATAACAACCTGTTAATGTGCCACTTTATGGATGATATCGAATCCCTATTCAACTTTAACATGATGCAAAACTGCATGGTGGACAGTTGGGAGGTGTGGGATGACATTCAACCGTTAGCCCTTCGACCTTATGCCTATAATCCTGTTTGGGTAGGTTACGACCCCAGCAAAGGCGGTGAAAATGGTGATAGTGCCGGTTGTGTGGTTATCGCTCCGCCTAAAGTACCAGGAGGAAAATTCCGCATATTAGAACGTCATCAATGGCGCGGTATGGATTTTCGCGCACAAGCTGACGCCATTAAAAAAATCACCGAACGTTTCTATGTTGAATATATGGGCATTGATACCACGGGCTTAGGTCATGGTGTTTATCAGAATGTCATTCAGTTTTTTCCTGCGGCGCGTGAGTTTATTTATAACCCGAATGTCAAAAATGCCTTAGTGATTAAAGCCTATGACGTGATTAGTCACGGGCGTTTAGAGTTCGATGCACAGTGCGTTGATATCATTCAATCTTTTACTTCCATTCGCCGTACTACCACCGGAAGCGGTAACCGCCCTACTTATGAAGCCTCACGCAGTGAAGAAAGCGGACATGCTGACCTTGCATGGGCAACAATGCACGCCCTTTTCAACGAACCATTAACCGGCACCACCGAGAACAGTAATAACATTGTGGAGATTTATTGATGAGCCGTAAAAATAAAAAGAATTTTAAAGCACAACAAACGGCAACCGCCAATAACAGTATGGAAGCCTTTACCTTTGGTGATCCCGTTCCGGTGTTAGATAAACGAGAAATTTTTGATTATCTGGAGTGTGCACAAATTGATAATTGGTATGAGCCACCGATTAGCTTTGATGGGTTATCAAAACTGTTTCGTGCGGCGACTCATCATAGCAGTGCGATTTATGTCAAACGTAATATCTTAGTGAGTACGTTCCAGCCTAACCGTTTTCTCTCTAAGTTAGACTTTAGCCGGTTTGCGCTCGACTTCTTAACCTTTGGCAATGCCTATCTTGAACGGCGTAATAATATGGTGGGTAATTTATTAAAACTCACACCAACACTGGCAAAATATACCCGCCGTGGTGTTGCAGATGATAGTTATTGGTTTGTACGTTACGGTTATGACTCACAACCTTATGAGTTTAAACCCGGCAGTGTGTTTCAGTTATATGAACCCGATTTAAATCAAGAGTTATACGGCTTGCCGGAATATCTGGCGTCCACCATGTCAGTGTTACTTAATGAAGCGGCTACCCTGTTCCGTGTTAAGTATTACCGTAATGGAAGCCATGCTGGATTTATTTTATACATTAGTGATGCCTCACAAACACCGAGTGATGTTGATAAAATCCGTAAGGCAATGCAAAACTCTAAAGGTGCAGGTAATTTCCGTAATTTATTTCTTAATGCACCCAACGGTAAGAAAGATGGAGTTCAAGTTATCCCACTGAGTGAAGTTGCGGCTAAGGATGAATTTCTTAATATCAAAAATGTTAGCCGTGATGACATGTTAGCGGCCCACCGCGTACCGCCTCAAATGATGGGGATCATTCCACAAAATACCGGGGGCTTTGGTGACGTTGAGAAAGCGGCAAAGGTTTTCTTTCGTAATGAGCTGTCACCGCTACAAAGTAAAATGTTACAGATCAATGATTGGTTAGGTGAAGAAGTGATTAAGTTTGATAAGTACACATTGGCTGATGAGTAACTTCACTGCAGAAAGAACAATACCGCCGACACTGGCGGTATTTTTTTACCTGTAAGGTATAAGTATCGGTCGGACTAATAATAATATTGACCCAATTTTATTATACCGTTTATCCCTTGATAAGGCGAATCCGCCTAATTTTCACCCTCTCAAACCTATATTAAATGCGCCTACAATCCATTTTAAGCGCGCGTAATTTATTTGATACCCAGATAACTTTATCTTGTTTTAATCGCTCTACGCGCTGGAAATTTGCTAGGAATAATGTTTTCAACCCCCTCAAAACGCAATCGTGACCCCGCCACGCCCGCGCACTAAATCGACCGCTTTTTATGCACCTGCATGAGTGTCACGAAAGCCCGTGATATCTGGCGCCTTCGAATAACTTTGATCCTTTTTTGATCTTGCACTTTTTACACTTTGCTGCATGATTTTTTCAGTAACTCTCTTTTGATCAAGCTAATCGTAGATTTAGTATCTATTGCTGGTAATTAATCACTAAAAATTCACATTATTTATTTAATTAACAATATAAATGACACCCAATATAAGGCACTTAAAAAAATCTCCGCAGTTTATTCAACTAGCGGAGATTTTTATTAACGCTAAAGTTAGTTACAAGCCAATTTATACCTGTATGCAGATAATGAAACCACATTAGGTTCAACATTGTTAGTCATAGTTGGTGATATCTTGAAAGAAACATCATCAACTAGCTCTTGTAACATTTCTATTCTTACTTGTAACTTACTAGCTAATAACTCTGCATCAAAATCAACTTCATTGAGCAAAACCTGTAATGCATTATAAAAAAACTCAGGTTTTTCATGAGGTATTAAACAGTCCTCTTTCTCATCAATAGCTTCGCCTTTACGTTTTAGCCCAAAAAATGCTGTTTTATACTGCGCATCCGTAAGTAAAGATAATTGATGAGCCCGATAAATTATAGCTGCTTTACTAACCTTCCATTCAAGCTTAAATTGACTTAATCCTTTCCAGTCAATTCTGCCACCTATTGGCTTAGGAAAATATTTAGCCATTGAGGATCTAGGCAATAATAACGCAGAAGCAAATCTATTAGCTTGAGATTCCGTTATCCTATCTCCTGTTGAAACTCCGCCATGAATGATTAAATGAGCAACTTCATGTGCTATATCAAATCGTTGCCTACATGGTGACTTTTTCGCCGTATTCCTCACAATAAAAGGTCTATCAAGCGGAATTGATAATGCATCAACATCATCAGATACAGAATCAAAAGCAGTAACAAAGGCACCTAATTTTTCAGCCAATCGTGTCATATTATCTATGGGGCCAAAACCTAATCCCCATTCTATACGACACCATTCAGCGGCTTTCTCTATATCATCTTGAGTATGAACCTTTATTTCAGGAAACTTTACAGGTGGCAAATTTAAATATTTTTCAAAAACACTAATCAAACGCCTATACAATTCAGCTTTCGCTAATGTGGATAGCTTCGTTGATACTCTAGTTGCGCTTCTTTTACGAAAATGAACAATCTCCTCATTTATAGGAGACTGCTCTTCATTATTAAAAAATTCAGGCAATACTTGCAGAACAAAGGCTAATTCATCAGTAAGCTCTTTTGTTGGTAATGCATATCCTGATTCCAAGCGCTGTATATACTGCCGAGTTTTGCCAACTCGCTCAGCTACTTGTTCAAGAGATAGCTCGTGATACAGACGAGCCAGTCGCAAATTAGAGCCATTAAACACGATTCACCTACTATTTATTATTACGTTTTACATCTTCATCAGCCACTATTGGTCTGATTGGATCTAAATTGATAGCTACTGAAGTTGGTTTTTCATCATCAGTTGAATGAAGTACTGAGATCCTATTTTCACCATAAGTCCATTTAGATACAATCTCTTCTAATGCATTGCATCCAAGAAAATGAACTCTTGCATCTTCTCCTTCAAATTCTGGTTTTTCTATAACAAATCTGTGTATTGTTGGATCAGATAGCTCTGTTTTCCATAACTGGTCAACTTGATTTCTACGAAAATAACCTGGTTTTTTTGGATTTTCTGGATCATCAGCAAAAAACCGAACAGGAATACCATCAATATTGAAAGTAACGTCCATGCCTGGGTTTGTTAGGGATAACCACTCATATTGGCCACTCATACATAATTTAATCAAAAGCTGACGCTGACGACCAAAGGTACAAGTTCCTTTTGTATAATTATCATCTAAAGGCGTTGACAATTGTTCGTATGTTTGATCTAGAACACGCAACAGCTCTTCAGCAATAATAGTTAAACGTTCTTCTGTTAATTGGGGAAAACATTCCCACGGTGCTTTGTAATCCGCCATTATCGTCTCTCGTAAGTGCATAATTTGAAATTTGTCAACCTTGATATTGGTGCAAAATTTTCATTTTGTCAACTTTATAATAGCTACACTTTTTTAGTTGTAATTTTATTCTATCTTTCTTCACTCATACCAATAAATTTGCGGTATTTCTCTGAAATAAAAAAATATAGCCCAATAAAAATATAAAGAGGCCATAACGTTGAATAATCTATCGCTTCACCCAAACTATATTTATCGTGATAACTCTTTTTAGATTTAATAGTCCTGTATATAAAAAGAGTTGCCGATACCAATAAATAGAACAAAATTAAATAGTTAATCATTTATCTCTCTCAATTTATTAACCTTAGCCATTACCCTATCTCGTGTATTTGAAATATTTTTCTGCTTCACTTCTTCAAAATTAACTTTTTCACTTTTCGTTGATGAAATTTGAATCTTCCCGTTCTCAAACCAAATCACTTCATCGCCATAACTAAGGCGCATACCGTTCATCACCATTGACCACATTGTGTCTGGTGGTAAATCCAATCCCATTTTTTCGGCAAAAGCTTTGAATTCAGGTATCAAACGTTCCTGATTTTCACTTAATGACACGGTTGAAATTACCCGCTGACTCTTTTTGTGCTCTAAAACCTCGCCAAATGATTTCTCCCAATCGCTATATTGTGAACGTAGGTCGAAATATTCAGGCTCAGAAATCCCCCATACGGGCGATTTTAAGCCCCTTTCGTGTGGATTTTTAATATCGGGTGAACTGCCCGATCCACAGTTATTGACAGGACTCCGAGGCGCGCTAATCGCGCTTTTTAAAGTCAAAACCCGACCCGTTTCTAACTTACGCTTATGCTCAATCGCCTCTATATCCTGCTTAGATTTACGGACTAAACGATACTGACGCTCACGCGTTTTTACTAAATCACCGCTTTTCAATGGTGAACACAGCCCAATAACGCGCATCACCTCTTCATCATAAGAATTCGGCTCATCAGCAACGGTACGAGCAACTAATAATGTTTGTAGGCTACGCTTAACGTTAGGGCCTCCTTGGTGTTCGATATAAGCGGCGAAATCTCCTGCATCGGCAGACGCTCTTACTTTTTCCGCTATATCACCCAACTTATCAGCGATACTCACACCACGAACACGGCGACACTCACGCCATACGCCTTTAGACGGTAAGCCAAACATGTGAAATTGAGGAATACGCCAAGTTGATGCCCATGCAGTAACGGCTGATGCAACCTCGGTTAATAACTCTCCCGATTCGTCATCAACTTCGCCCTCTAGCGCATAACCGTCGATATTTTTTGAAATGTATTTAGCGAGATAACCCGTAGCACCGCCTTTATTTAAATGCTTTGCTTCAAAGCGGTGTTTTTTTGCGCCCCGTTCTTCGCCGTCTTCTTCAAGGGCGTACTTACGCATGATCTCAATCGCTGATGCACGTTGAGATTTATCCAGAAACATCATCATGTGCCAATGTGGTGTGGCATCATGATGTGGCTCAACAACTCTGATCCCGTAATAGTTAATGCCTTTGTCTTTAAAGGCAGTGCGAATTTTTGCCCATACCCTCACTAAATAGCGTTGACCGTCTTTCGGAGTGTATGCGCTGTTATTCCATTTCTCGTTAATGAGAACTTTTTTCTTTTTCTCATCTTTAGAAACGTTAATTTGCTTGGTAGGATGGTATTTTGAAGGCGTGGTTAAGGTGATAAATAAACCTATATCACCCCGTTCTTCTGCAACTTTTTGAATACCTGCTGCTTGCGCCATTAATTCCATGCGACGAATTTTAGGGTTAGCGATACTCGCTAATACTTTTTCCATTAAATCAAAGCGATCACCCGTTTCAATATCTTGAATATCCATCATTTCAAGATAATTCATGTTTGCTAAACGCTGCGCTCTAACTTCACGGACTGCATTTTTACTGGCGTAAGGCGTCTTGTCTGAATTCACATCACCAAAGGCAATATGCAAAGACTCACGCCAACGTTGACGATGAGCCTTTAACTTTTTAAGCCACCAATTTTCATCAGCTAACCGGTTTAATCCAGATAACGCATTTTCTGGTGTTAATTTCCCTTTTTGAGCCTTCCCCCAAAACAACGGCGTTACATGCAAATAGGTAATTAACTGTCCTAGTTGTTGGTAAATAGGGTTAATCACTTTTAAGTTAAGTAAAACCTCACGATCACCGTTATTTTCAGCAATTGCCTGATCAGCTAATTCAGCAAATAAGTTGTCACTTGCATCAGCGAATGCCTTCGCCATGTGGCGCAATATTTTGTCATGCGCATCGGGCAAGCGATTAAAGAACATGGCTTGATCAAAATCTCTATCTAATAAGAATTGGCGCTTATCTTTTGTTAAACCATACCGAGCATTAACAGATAACAAACGCTGATAGACGCTTTTATGAAACTTAAATACCAACCAGTTATGAACTTCTTTAGGTGTTTTTTCTTTTCTAAGATGTTCGATGTATTTAAATAAGCGGGATTTAAGAAAACGAGGCAGCTTTTCTATATCGAATAAAATCGCTTGCCCCTGAGCCAGTTGCTCACGGGTAAGCGGTCTTTCATAAACAACAGGCTCATGCTGTTTCCCATTCCACCAATATGTCCATTGCATATCAGCAGGATAAGAAACAGGAGGCTGAGAAAAATCAATCAGACGGCTAGCCATTACAGCACACCACCTAAACGCTTCGGATCAATAATTTCAATGGCTGTTTCGCACAATTTAGCGACGTGAGTCATTATCTCTATCAATTCAGAGATAGACTTAATTTCTGCGCAAATAACACGACTCACATGTGCACCAACAACACCAGCGGTCACATTTACCGCTGAGTCATACCACGCAATCACTTCACGGCGCACACGGCCATCAATAAAGGTGACTTCAATTAACCCAAATTGTTTTTTCCAATAAACGATAGCAAAACGGGTGCCGGTGATATGCACCCCATTTTTTGGATCTTGAATATCAACATAGCCCTGTTCCATCAGCACACCTCCGGTAAAACGGCGATAATTTCTTTGGCTGATTGGCGGTTTCCATTTGCAGAAATAGAACGAGGTGCATCAATCTCGTGAATAATAAAACCGAGGTCGGCATACAACTCTTTAGCGTGAATGGAATTAGAGACGGTAATCGGGTTACCTTGCGATTGGTTTAATACCTTTAACGCTTGAACTAATTCAATTTGATTATCAAAAGTAAAATCAGTGTGATGATATTTAGTAAAACTACCTTCATCTCCCATATAAGGGGGATCACAATAAACTCCATTCCCGAAATCAACGAGTGACAAAGTATCTTGCCATTCTAAACAGGCGATAATGGCATTAACGGCTTTCTCAGCGAATTGATAAATTTCTTTTTCTGGAAAATAAACATTTTTATATTTTCCAAATGGTACGTTAAATTCATCTTTTGCGTTATATCGGCATAATCCATTAAAGCAATGGCGATTTAAATATAAAAATCTAGCTGATTGTTTATTAGTTAATACTGCATCAAGCTCCTGCTTACCTAAATTAAATAACTTTCTAGCTTGGTAATAACTTTCTTCATTGTTTTGTTGTTTCCAATCATAAAGATCACTACAAGCCATAACATCAGGATTTTTAGAAACGGAACGATATAAATTAATTAAATCCTGATTGGCATCAGCAATTAAATATTCTTCATATTCCGTATTCATCATAACAGCACAAGAACCCGCAAACGGCTCAACTAAGCGCCTTGCTTTTGGCAAATGTGGAATTAATTTATCCATGATGCGGGCTTTTGAGCCAGCCCATTTCAGAATGGTTTTATTCGCCATTTCACACACTCCGATAATGCTTAGATTTCAGCTCGTACACTGTTTGGCAATCTGCACAGCGGATGCATCCCATTACTGCAATACGGCGCTTTTCGGGTATTTCACGACCGCAATCTTCACATTCAAACGCGGATACACCGACGCAACGCCCTGTTACTGCTTTTATTTGTTTATCAAGCAACAACTGTGATTGTTCACAGGCTAAATCCATTTCTTTAGACATAATTCCATTCCTGCGCTTGATGTTCGATATTCTCTATTTCCCCTTCCACTAACTGAACAATTTCAGGGCGTTCCATTTGTTCGCTTGTTATTTTTGATATCAATGAATGCAAACGAACTGCATAAAAAACCGCCCGAGATTTTCTTTCATCTTCTCGGACGGCATTAATTAAATCGGTTACATCACTTTCTTTAGACATAATCAGACCTCTGATAATCAGATATAAAAAGCCCTGACAAATAAATGTCATTTATTTTTTAGGTGTAATTAAATAGGCATTGCTAATTTATTCGGGATTAATGCGCTTAATACTTTTATTTGATGAAGTGCATTAATTATTTTTATTTTATCTTTCCTCTTTAATAATAAATAATCTATTCCGTTCTTTTCTTTTTCTATCTCAGCAAGGTAATAAATCATCTGATATATACGGCTATTTTCATTCTTTAAATAATCAAGAAACTCACTAACCTGAATATCATCACTATTTTTATTTAACTTACTCAATAAATCAGCCCTAACTTCTGCTGTTTTATTCATACCACTGACGCGCTCATCAAATGAAAGACCATCATTGCGATAGTGCTTTACAACTTTAGGCTGATAAAAATCATCATTGCCTTGTAGTTGCTCTCTTGCTTGGATAAGCTCCGCGGCATTCATAACAACACCTAGATAGAAACTTTCACAAGAAACGAAACAATAACAATGGCACATAAAGCCAGTGTTACTTTATCCGCTTTTGAATACTTTTTACTTTTATAAGTAAAAGATTCACTGCTTAATTTATATTTATTTCTTTGCTTAATTAATTGGTTCATTGAATGTCACCTTTTAATAAGTCGATATAGTGTGTTGCTTCTGCCATTGCATCAAACTTACCGAATGACTGATCATCTAACCAAACGTGATAACGAGTTATCGGTGTTACTGCTTTTCTTGGCAGTTTAATAATGGTGAAACCGCGATACATAAAACTATGCTCTGTAATTTGTTTCACCTGCATCTTATAGCCCAACCCATAAAAGCCACGCGTCACGTTGTTCTTTCGGGCGATTGTAAAAGGCATCATCCATCCCACGATTAAATTCGGTGATACTCACCCATAATTCACCAGCTCTAGCATCTGGCTTCATTGGATCACGAAATTCAATAATGGGTAACTTACCCGCTTTAGCCATTGATCTAGTGGCTTCGTAACCTTTCCCTATTAATTCCGCAAACTTTGCGAGCGGCACCGCATTTACAGGGAATTTCACATTGATTATTTCTTTATTCATTTGCTACCCTCGTTAGATCAAGCCCTTTAAAACCCTTTATTTTCGGTTTTATAAGGGTTTTTACGCCCTAAGTGGTTCCGTACTTTATACCACTTAGATTTTATTAGATCAATACTCGGAACCAAAATAATGGATATTGCCTCTCGAATAAAGGCTGTAAGAAATGCTGAAAAATTAAGCCAATCACAGTTTTGCGAAATAATGGATATGCCAATAAGCACATTAAAAAAGATTGAAGGTGGCCATAACGAACCTGGGTGGGTCACTTTAGAGAAAATTACTAATCACCCAAGATTTTCAAAATATACGTTGTGGATAATGACCGGTAAGTCATCACCAGAAGCCGGTCAAATATCTCCGGCTCTCGCACACAGTGGGCAAGAGAAAGAAATATCACCCCGCTCAGACAAGAAAATTGGTTAGACGTTTTATATGAATATGCTGATTACTGTTGGTCGCAGTCAGTCAGTTACATCGGAGGGCTTACTTATGGCAATTAAGAAGCTCAATGATGGTCGTTATGAAGTGGATATTCGCCCAAACGGGAAAGATGGTCAGCGAGTCAGAAGGATATTTGATCGCAAGATAGAAGCTACAAATTTTGAGAAATATACAATTGTTAACGCTAAGAAATTTTCTAGCGATAAAGTCCAATCAGGAAGAATTCGATTAAGTGAGCTACTTGATAAGTGGTGGCTATATCACGGACAAACATTAAAAAACGGTTCGATAGAGAAAAGGCATTTAATTAAAACAGTGAATGCGCTTGGTGATCCAACAATGAACCAACTTGATAAACATGCATTACTAGAACATAGAGGAATGCGCCTTTTTGATGGAGTGAGTCCATCAACGATAAATAGGGATATGTATCGTCTATCTGGAATGATAAGCGCATTAAAAAAACTCGAAATGTACAAAGGTGATAACCCATTGAGAGGATTACCACCATTAAAAGAAAAGCCGCCTGAACTCACTTTTTTAAGTGATGATGAAATATCGCACTTATTAAATTCATTATCAGGAGACTATCGCCGTATCGCATTACTATGTCTTAGCACTGGTGCAAGATGGGGTGAAGCTGAAATGTTGGATAGTAAGCACGTTCATCAAGGAAGGGTAACTTTTGCCTATACAAAGAATGGTAAAAAAAGAATTATTCCAATTTCTGACTCTCTTGAAAAAGAGATAAAAACCAGAAAAACAGGAAAGCTATTTAATGTTGATTATGGAACCTTCCGCAAAAAACTAAAAATAGTAAAACCTGATTTACCTGATGGGCAAGCGACACATGTTTTACGCCATACGTTTGCAAGTCATTTTGTAATGAATGGTGGGAACATCGTAGCACTGAAAGAAATATTAGGTCATGCGAGTATAAACCAGACAATGGCATACGCTCATTTAGCACCTGATTATTTGCAGTTAGCTATAAAGTTAAACCCACTAAAAGGTGATATAAAAGTTTAA